AGATATTAGGATGGATTATGTTTCTACCACACTCAGTACCTAATAATTGAAGAATATCTCTTGGTGTAAGGTCATATTCTTCACCATCCTTGAATATTCCCCATTCAAGCCCTAAAGGTGTATCCTTAAACTCTTGATTTTCTAAATCTAATCTAGTACATCCAATAATAATACATACACAATCTTTAAGTGCATCTGCAAATTTCTTAATTTTATATTTATTATTAGAAGTCTCTTTATCAAGATTTTCAACTATTCTTTTAGTAGTTATTTTAGGATAATTAGTAATGATTTGTATAATTTTACCTATAGTATCTTTTCCTGATCTAATTTTTCCACTAATTCCAATTAAATTGCTCATAATTTTAGATTATCTGTTGTAGGTTCTATTTTAGTATTTGAAGGGTCTTTACATCCTGAATTTTATCATCAATTTCTTTACGTAATCTTTTATCTTCAATTATTTCTTTCTTTATTTCGTCTATCATTTTATAATATTTTAAATATTCGTAATTTATTGTATTGTAAAAAAATAAGAAAGCTGTATAAAACAACTTTCCTATAATCTTAATTAAAATGAATTTTTTACTTCTGTTACATCTTTACGAAGCTCAGAAACAAGATGTTTGATATTCATAGCATGTTTCCTTACTCTTGCACCAGCAGCTTTATTCTTTTTACCATAAAACTTTTCTGTTTCTTCATTTAAAGAATTTATTCGTTGTTAATTTGTTTAATAAGATTCATAATGTGTATTATTTAAAATTAATATTAAGGTTAAAAAGAAATAGGATAATCTGAATATAGATTACCCTATTCTTAACTAAAAACTCAGCAATAATTATTTTTCAAGTTCTTTTCTTTCTTCATCTGTATTCCTGTTAATAGCAAGATTTTCATCAAATTTATCAGGAAATCTTACTTTAAGTTTATTGATATTCTTATCAAGTTGCTCGAAGAAATCAATTCCATAAGTGTCACAAATTACAGCAAGTGCAATAAGAGCAGCTTGTGGGTCTTCTAACCCTGCTTTTGGTTCTATTAATGATGCAGAAAGATGTAAGCATAATGACATACAGAAACTAAGGTCACGTTCATCATCATTCATATCTTTAAACATTTCACCATCAGTTTGAGGTTTAATCATTTTATTTGCTTCTTCAATAGTAAACTCTTCAAGTTCAATATTAACTAAAAAAGCTTTGTTTACAAGATACCAAGCTACATCTGCTGCTTCTTCACCAAGATTTACTAAATCTATCTCTTTATTGTAAGCAAGTTTTTTTTTAAAAATATCTTGAATTTCACCAATTTCAGTAAGGATACCAGAAGCCATGTGTAAATCATTTTTTGCTTTACTATCTAAGTTAACAAATGTCCTTTTTGCTTGTTTTTGATAATCTATTATTTTCATTTATTTATATTTAATGATTAATTATTTCATATTCAAAATTAAAAACTTCTTTATGTTTTTCAGGGGGGAAATCCAGTTCCATTCCTACAAGATCTTTTTTTACTATAGTAGTATCAAATGATTCTTTAACACATTTAATAAATCTATTATAACCTTTTTTTGTTCTATTCAATACATGATAAGCAGATGCTCTACTTGATTTATCATCTTTCTCATTATTGAATAAAAGTTTTATTTGTGAAGAATCAAACATTTGAGAATATTTACCAAATAAGAAATTATCATAAGCATTATTGAATTCTTCAGGTATTATAATAACTATCATTTGTTTTCTACCATTAAGAATATCATCAAAAGGATAATCATCAATATAAAAATGTTGATTCCTTAACCATACAATAGTATTATTATATAGTTTAGGAATATACATTTTATCTACTAATATAAATATTGCCCTTTTATCTATTTGCTTATAATATTGGTCTTGAAATCCAGCACCTAATTTAAATAAGTTTTCAAATTTTCTTGTAAATGTGCTTCCGTATGTTTTTAACATAGGAAGTAAATATTTCCAACTTTTATTTACATTATAGTGTTGTAATCTTATATTCTGATTCATTCTTTTCAATAATTCCATTCCACCCAAGTTCTAAAACTCCACTGGATTCAGCAACTACTTTTTCTTGTTCCCATCCATTTTTTTCGTGCCATATAAAATCATCAATTAGATCATCATAGCCTTTAATCTTCTTTTGAATAAGATAACCATGAATAGTTAATTCTTCTCTACCACTTTTACCAATTGAAAGTAATTCATCAGTACAGTTGAAGTGAAGAGGTCTTCCAGATAATGTAGTAGATTCTACAATAAAACCAAAATTCTCAATTACATCTTTACTAACATCAAAATATTTTGATAAAGCAAGAGTGTACCAAGATGCTTGAATATCATATCTAAACATTTTAAGCTTATGTATGAAATGTAAAGTATCACCTTCCATTGTTTTTAAATCAATAGGTATCACTCTTTGTATCTCACCACTACTGTCTTTAAATACAATAACTATATCTAATAATGATTTACAATCAATATCTCTATAATTAAAATATATTGGTAATTGATAATAAATATCTATTTCATTATCTTGTTTATAAGCATCTCTATTAAAGAAAGAACTTGTAGTTGGATTTGTAGCAAGACTCATTACTATAGAATCAATAGTCATTTTATCTTCTACTGATATAATAGTTTTACCATAAGATTTTTTCAAATCTTCAAAATAAATAGCACCAACTTTTATGATGTTTTTTATTTTAGTTTCATCTTTATGTTTTGCATTCCAATCAAGCTCAATACAAGCAGCAAGAATAAACTCTTCATAAAAACTAAGTTCATGAATATTATTCATTATACTCTCACCTTCTTTAACTTCATCAAGAACCATATAGAATACTGTTTCTATAATTCTCATTTCAGCAGGTGAAGGTTTCTTTTCAATTTCAGATATATAATACTCTTTTTCAAATTGACCTTTTTCTCCTGTTAATATAGTATCAACAGCAGAACCTATAATCATAGCATTTGTTCTGACAAATTCTGTATCTCTACGTTTTACAAATTCACCTGCATTTTTTAATAGAGCTGTCATTAATGATTTACTTAAATCATTTCTTTCAAAATATTCCTCAATACTCTTTTGAGGAGTTATTATTAATCCCATTTTTCTACTTTTTCAATTACTTTTATAAAATCTTTAAAACTCATATAAACTAAATCATCACATTCTGTCCTCTTTTTACCTCTACCACAATCTTTCTTATGAATAACTATAGTAGGTTGTTTATGTACAATATCTTTAGGTGGAAATAGTTTATCTACTTGTTCTTTAACATAATTTAAAACATTTTTAATATTTAATCCTCTTTCATAACCAGCTTTAATCTGGACATTAAAAGGTAAATTTATTAAATCTATGCCTGCATCATCATGCTGTCTGCTACCGTATCTTGAAGTTTTACAAAAAGAAAATCCAAGCTTCTTAAAAGCCTGGGAATATTCTCTTTCTGCGCTATGTCCTTTTACAGTATTTTTAGGTTTAGCCATTATATTGTTTTTTAATTAAAAAGGAAGATTATCATTTGAATCAACTTCCACTTCATTGGAAACAGGTTCAATATCAAATTTAATACTTTCTGTCACACTATGGCTAAATTTTTCAACTAATTTTTCATAATTATTATAATAACGACAAACAAATTTGAAAATACTTTCATGTTCATTTATATAAACCTGTAAAGTACCACTTGTTAAATTATAAATAAATTTACATATAGTATGATTATTTAAAGTTACAACATTTTCAGATTCAGTACTATTACCAATATTTATCAAGTTATCATTTAAAGAATGTAAAAAATCATCAAATGAATAAGATCGTATATAGGGAATATTTGTATTAAATATACTGAAAATCTTAACTGAACACATTAATGCGTAAAGTATTTTTTGAGCTTCTTCATACTCACCTGTAATAGGTATTAAATCAATATTTTTCCAAGTATAACCATATTTAAGTGGTGACTTAGTTTTCTGATCAACACCTTGACAATCTTTTATAGAATAATATTCATGTATTTGTGAATTTAATTCATCTTGAATATCGTTCAAATCACTTAATTTATTCATCTCAATAGGTGGTATAGCATTATAAATTAAACCCTCAATCTTACTGCTGTCCATGTAATGAATAGAATAACCATTTTCTTTATGTTGCTGAATTATTTCATTATCTATTTTCTTATAAACATTTTTATAAGTAGTATCTGATGAGAACTCGTTTGCAACAAATATGTCAATATCTTCTTTTTCAGGACGTTTATCATAACTATTTGTAGTAGCTATCATAAGCACTTTACCTTCTTCTGACAACACAAAACCTTGAGAAACAATTATTTTTACACGAAGATTTTTATCAATACCTGATTTAAACACATATTGACCAAAAGTAAATCCTTTTGGTTTTATAATTTGATTTAAAAGTTCATCATAAGAAACAAGTTCACGATAATATACTGATGTATCAGGTTTATGATAAAAATAAATTCCTTTATGATTATCTTCATCGAAATAATTTCTAGTTTTAAAAGTATAAACAGGAATATATTTTGAAGTAATATTTGAACCTACTACACTTTCATCTTTATGATTACTATTAGCTAAACAATGTAACATAATATTACTAAAATCTAATAAGCTATAATCATTCATATCTTAATTTGTTAGATTAGTAAATACACCAGGGATAAAATGTTCGTAATAAAACGGAACTACCCTTATTTTTTCTCTTTGATATATATTGGCTATATGATTAGTAAACAAAGATGTCATGTGTGTTGCTATCATAGCAGCAGTATGAGTTGTCTGTCTCATTGTACAGGGAGTATCTTCTACCTCAGAATCATCAAATAAATGATTTTGTTCATACTCATCTATCGTTTCAGGGGTAACACAAAATATTTGTAACTGTTCAGCTTCTAATCTACCATCAATGAATAAAGGTGTTACAGAACAATTTTCTATTGATCTTTTCCAAACATCAAACATAGTTTTTCTTGCATCCATATTATCAAAAGCAGAAAACATGAAATGATGTGTAGGAGAATCTATTTTAAAAGCATGATTAATTACATTTATTTGATCTCCTGTAAACTCATTTATAATCATTGATAAAGCACCTACTTTACTTCTGTTTATATCAGTATTTCTAAATAACTGACCACCAAGATTATGTTCTTCAACAATATCAAAGTCGTAAACTGTAGGCATAAAACCTGCTCTTGTTAAGAATAACGAAAGCCAGCTACCAATTCCACCAGAACCTCCTACTATTACCATTTCTTCTTCTTGAGGAAACCAAGAAGCATCTTTAAATCTATTAGATTGTGACTCTGTTCTCATAATTTTCTAATTGTTTTTCATATTGTTTAAGCATTTGAGAAATAGCATCCTTGCTCATTGTGAGTATTGGAAATATTTCTTCATATTGTTCAATATGCTCAATTACAGCATATCCATCTTTAATAAATTCTTTCTCATCTTTATCAGGAAAGAATTCAGCATATATTTCAACATATACATGAATAGTTGATTTTGCTAATTCATGTGCTGTTATATCAAATTCATGTAACATTTCAAACACAGTATCTAACTCGTCTTCTTTCTTAGGGTCATTTGAAAGATTAAATAGAGCCATTGTAAATAATTCCATTTCATCTAAATCTTGAAAATCTTTTTCTGTATAGACTTTTACGAAATCTTTAGCTATGTCAAATCCTTTCTTTTCATCACCTAATCCTTTCTTTTTCAATTGATTAGATACTGATACCGTTTTACTCTTTTTCTTTTCTGTTTTAAACAAACCCTTAACAGCAGTCATAAATTGTTCAGAAACACTAATATGTTCTTGTTTGGAAATAATTTCACAATCATAAACAAACATTTTTTTAGAATCTACTTTGAAAGAACCATCTTTAACTTCATAAGATTCACCATCCTCATCTTCTGCCATATAAGGCAATTTAATATTTTCAGAAGATTTAGCATGACCAATTGTAGCAACTTTTGCTTTAAAGTCCATGAAATTATTTACAATTAATGATAAATAAAATCTATGATTTTGTGAATTATCTCTAAGTTCACTATCATCTGTACCAGAAAAGAAAACATTCATGCTATTATGACTATGAATATGACCTATTTCGTAATTCAAATAATCAGGATTGTCCATCATAAAGTTTACAAACCTATCATCAAGTTCATACTCTGTATAAGCCTTACTACCTTTATCCATTGGAAGAATATCTTTCAAGGTAATAATCAACTCTTCAGGATTTTTAATACTACCTTCAATAGAATAAAATAATATTCCTGACCATTCTACATCATAAATTTCTCTACAAAGGAATTTAACTTTGTTAAGAAAATCATCAGGCATAACAGTCTTGATTTTTGTATCAAGAGATATAATTTTTGAGTCTGGTTTCAAATAATCTTGATTGTACTTTTTGTATGACATCGTTTATAAATTTTGGGTAAACTATGAATTCGTTAATATGTTGTCCTTCAATTCCTTGTCTAATTGGTTCAATGGTCATATAATACTTCTTACCATTAAATATATAGTAATTATTAAGGACTTTTTTATTTGTTTTTGATATAATATTCTCATAAGAAGAATAAGTATGACGTTCTTCTTTAACAAGAATACGTTGTAATTCTGCATCATCAGAATCAATAAATTTTTGCTTTATACTATCATGAAGTCTTTTATTATATCTTACTTTATAAACATTTTCGTCTATAAAAAAATCATATTTAATATCATTTTCTCGAATATATCTATAAGCAGTTTGAAATAATACATTATTGTATCTAATAGAATTATTGTTTTGAACAATTTTATCTATATACTTGTGTGGAACACCTTCTAAACTTTCCCATTCTAACAATGTTTTTAAAGAAATAAGATATAACATAAGTGTTGGTGGGTCTGCTTCCTCTAAAGTTTGCATTTCCATACCTAATTGCTCTAATTCTGCATTTCCAATACAAAATCTGTTAAATACTAAATCAGTACTACCTCTTGATGGAGGTAAATGACTATGTATATAACCATTAGTAGCTTCATCAGATTTTAATGTAGTACGGAAACCACAAGGTCTTTCTGGATAATATTTATATCTAAACTCATTATTTTCATCATCATAAGACTTAAATGTAAATTCTATTCCAATAAAAGTATCTTTTAATTGTCTTGAAGTACCTCCTGAATTTTGTATAGTATATTTTGGAAAATGAATAACAGGTATTAAACATATTTTATCTATTTTATATATCCAATCAAAATCCCAATTATCACCATGAGTAATGTCTAATGATTGAATTATCTCTTTAATAGCAATAATATAAGCTTCTTTTTGTTCACTATTAGGGATTATATAACTATCACGATAATCTTTAAATAATATTTTATCAGAATTAACAAGTTTTTCTATAAGTGATATAGATTTACTTAATCCACTAAGTTTTACAGAATTTATTAATTTCTGTATTGTATTATCTTGACTATAATTTTTATAAGGACTGTAATAATGTAACATAATATATCTATTTATTAATTAAAAAACTCTTTAGAAATTAATCCAAAGAGTTTTTATTAGTTATTTTAAACAGGTATATTAAATTCTTCCACTTTCTAAATCAGCAGCCATTTTATCTAATTCTTCCTGTTCTTTTCTTTCAGAAATACTTTCTGGTTTTCCCAAATAGCAACATCTTCTTTTAAACCTCTTAGTTCTAATATAGAATCATCTACTCTTTCGCAAATATCATCATCATCTGTTATTTCACAAACTTTTTCTAAAAGACTAATGCATTTATTAACTTTTTCTGAAACAGAAACAATAACATCTTCTTCTATTTCATCTTCTTCCATTTCATTTCCTGATAATTCTGCTGACTCAATATCTACAGTTGAATGATTAAAAGAATAGTCATTAATAGCATTTCTAAGATCAGAAGTACTCATGTGAGTATAATTCTTTTCATAGTTATCACAGAAATGATTTTTTGCTTGATTACCATCAGAAAAGATTGTGTTTTTAATAAGAGTTTTACACTCTCTATAAGAAAGTGAATCTGCATCAATACCAGATTTAGTCTTCTTTGGTCTCATGAAAAGAATGAAAGAAGATTCTGGAATTTTAGCATCTTTATGATTAAGATCAGTTCTATTAACTGATTCAGTAGCTAATAGAGAATTTACATCATAACCTTCATCACTTACTTCTTGTCTTAATTCACCCCATGTAGTTGAACTACTTTCGATTTTATTGGTTTTCTTTCCTTTTGTGGCATAAATTGTAATAGTTCTTGAATTACTCATAATAAATATATATTTATAAAATTAAAAATTAGTTTTCTTTTTACCATTTAATTTTTTGAAGTCTTTTTTGACTTAGAATTCTGTTTACTTTATAAAAGTGATCACATCCATAAAACTTATTACTTTTATAAACTTCAACCATAGGATGTGACGAAGTCATTACATAATTAAATGTAGGGTCAATAGGTATTTGATCAATAACACCTCTATCATACTTCAAAGTAGAATAGTGTTTAGGTATATTACTAAGAAATTTTTGAGAATGCCTACCCCATAACAACCATATAGAAGGATTATTTGTAGCAATAAATTTTATTACTCTTTCTATAAAGTGTTTCCAATATTCATCGTGACTACCTGGTTTACCTCTTTCTATTGTTAATGCTGTATTTAATAACAACACTCCTTGGTCCACCCACGATAATAAATCAATATTACCTGATGAATTCACATTAGAAGGGTCACTATCAATGACTTCTTTTTCAATTATAGTCAATGATTTTGGTTTTCTGTCAACATCTTGTGGTACAGCAAAAGCATATCCGCAAGCATATTTTGGATTCGGGTAAGGATTTTGTTCAAGTATAACAACTTTTATATCAGTTACAGGTTTTTCAAAAACTCTGAATATCTGATCTCTAAGTGGATTATATGAACAATTTGGTAATATTTCATCTCTTAATGTACTCAAAGGTTCTAACTGTAATAAACCTAATATAGGTCTCCATGAAGAATGTATATTAGATATAGAATTCACAACAAGTAATCATTAAAGAAATTAGTAAGATAATCAAGACCTTTGATTGCCTTTAAGTCAGCAGGGTCACTTATATTGTTATCTAATAACATTTCAGGCAACCATAAAGGTCTTGACTTATTTTGGATAATAGAATTTATAAAATGAGATACTTTAATAGCCTGTCTTTGACCTGTTTCATCATTATCATATAATACAACAACTTTATCAAATCTTTTAACAATGCTTTCCATTAAACTTCTGTTAGGTATTATACCTTCGTTTTGAAGCCATATAGAATTTCTTCCAAGATTTCTTATTACTCTACAATCTTTGTAAGATTTAGTAATAATCAGTTGTCTTCCATAAACAGGTAAAGAATCTAACGCACCAATGTCATTATTAACACAATTGGTAATAAAACGTTGATTTGCACTATTGGGATAATATAGTTTTATTCTTCCATCATTGAACTCTGTATAAGCATAACAAAGTTCAGATAAATCATAACTATAATCACCACTTTTAGTATTAAATAAATCTAATCTTCTTACAGGAAATACTCCATCAGACATAAGATGTTCTCTTGTTATACCATAAGGCATCCAGAACTTTTTATCATAATTAGTAAAATTTCTAGCATAAGGCCTTATTTTAAAAACATCTTTATCTGATTTAGAATAAATAGATTTACTTCTTTCAACAGGTTTTAATTGTTTTTCTTTCACAAAATAATTATAGACAAAACGTAGGGCTTGGTAATAATTTGGAATCTTGAAATATTTTTGAATAGCACCGAAACAGTCAATAAAAGTGTTTGAGGTGAAATCTGTAAAAATAAGTCCTTTGTCCAAGTATTCAAACCAACACCCTGGTGTTTTGTCAATTCTAAAAGGAGATTTGACATATTCCATTTCTTTAGGTAAATAACCAAATACTAACTTAAATATTTGTTCTTCAGTTACATACTTCAGAATACTATCCTTATCTATATAACCTAATTCTTCCTGTTTGTCAGAAATATATCCATATCCCATACCTTCTACATCCTTTTAATTACCATTTCTCTTTCTTAGCAGTACCTGTATCAGCAGCTTGTTTAAGAGCATTTGAAGATTCCTCTTCTCCTTCAACTTGTTTATTTGCTTTATAACTGCTCATGTAATTCTCACTTCTTGTGAAAGGATGTTCTTTTCCTGTCTTACTATCTACATAACGAAGACCATCACTATTATTTATAGTTTCCCATTCTCCTTCTGCTTTGTGCATTGGAATAAGGAAATAACTACCTTTCATATTCTTAGGTAATTGCAAGAAAGTTCTGTCTTGACCAGTATTGATTTCCCATTGATATTCAAGAAATACGTCAAGTGGTTTAGTACTGAAATCATCAGGTACTAAACTTGTAACAATTTTAACAAACTCGCTAAAAGAAGATATTTTAGCAGTTAAAGCTTTTTCAATTTCTTCTTCTGTTCTGAAACATTTCAGTATGTGAACAATAAGAGCATTTTTCTGAGTCCAATCTTTGTTGTATGCTGAAGCATATTCAGCAGAAGATTTATCAGTAATCTCTTCATTATCCTTATTATAAACCTTTTCAGTAGGATAGATTCTCATCATCATATCCCTTTCAACTACTTGAACATTAATGTCAAGTGCATCTTGTTCAGCACCATCTTTACCAGCATTCTCATTTAATTCAAACTTTGTGAGAAATACAGGTTGATTAAGTCCACATTTACCTCCTGATTTTGTTTTAAGGCTTTCATCTGTATCACTTACAAATCCAAACCCAATCTTTTCTACAGTTTCGTTACTCATAATTCTTAAATAATTCTAACGTTAAAATAATTTTATATTTAAAAAACTTGACTGAATACTTGTTTTTAGTCTTGTATTATAGACTACATGTTATCTCTGAAATCTTCAACATTTTTTTCCCATTTATCTTCTCCTGTGGGTTCATCATCTGATTTAATATCTAATAATGATTCACTTTTTGGTTGAGGTTCTGTGTTTGCTATATCATCTTCAAAGATAAATCCTGGGGCAGATTTTGGTTTTCTACCTTTAAGATCAGGATGTTGAAATATTTTTCTAACATCACCCATAGTAAGGTCATAATGTTCAGAAATTTGTTTTCTTGTTTTTCCTTGTTCCAGTAATTCAAGAATATTCGATTTTTTAACAACTGGTTTGTTTTGCTCTGACATAATAATTAAATTTAATAATATTTGTTATATAATCCTTTTTCAAGTTCATTAGCTTGTTTATTAAGTTCATCAATTTTACGCTGATAACTAGCTTTAATTTCATTCTCAACTTCTCTATTAATGATTTTTTTTGCTTCCAAATCTTCTTCTGTGAAAATTTCTATTTTTTCAATTTCCTTCAAACGAGATTTTTTCTTCTTATTTCTATATAGTTTTATATAAACTATTGTTGATACCAAAAATATGATACCCACTAAAATAAGTAATATTATTTTTATAGTATCAATACTAATCATAATATTCATTTGCTTTATCAATGACTTTACCTAAGTCATTAGAGATTAATTTATCTTTAAACATACCAATAGGAGACTTAGCAGGTATTTCATTCCCTGCATTATCTGCATATTTATTAGTGACGAAATAATATTTGGAATCTTTGTCTTTGCTGTCAAATTCAACCATTGTATAGAGTACAACAGTAAATAATCCAGCAAGATTAACTTTATCGTCTAACATTTTACCTATAGTTTTTAACTTATAAGTTCCTGCTTTATCATCATAATCAGAATGAGCAATACATATAAAATTAATATCTTCTCTCATGTTTTTACCAGAAGTAATAACATCATAAGCATGTTTCCCAATCTCATTAAATTTATCATATCCTTTTTTAAGAGCTTTTGCCATAAACTCTTCTGCCATTATGTATTGAAAATCATCTATCACAACATTCTTTATATCAGGTCTTTCATAATTAATGTGAGCAAGTGCAGATACAATGTCTTTTCCACCAGATACAGATGCATAATTACCTCCTTCTGATATACGTTTACCATAAGATGTTCTACTACCTTTAAAAGGAAGTGGTTTATCCATAACATTTATGATTGCTGTTTCTTCAGGATTTACTCCCTTGTGACCAAATTCTTTAATTTGACCAAGAGAAGTACTTTTACCTGACCCTGATTCTCCTACTATTAAATAAGTTACTGCCATTTTTATATATTAATTATTAAATTATACTTGATTTTCATAAGATTCTTCGTTTGTTATTAAACGAGAAAATTTTTTAATACTACCTATCATATTAACTCTGTAATGTAATGGAAAAGTACAATGTCTGCTTTCAACAAGATGTATAGTCCTCATATTAGGATATAATAAATTTTTATTTTTATCCTTTATTATTTTACCAAAGTGCTTATTTAAATTATACTTACCATCATTAGGATTCATAAGGGTAAATACATAATCAGCTTCTTCTGATAAATTACCTGTGTCTTTAAAATCATCACCATTAGGGAATATATCTGAGTCAGCAAATTCAAGTCTTCTTGTGTCAGAAAGACCTCTATTAAGGTGAATAATGTGAACAAATGTAAAAGCACACCAGTTTCTAAATTCAACTGAATATTCTACAAACTTATCAACATTTTGTTTCATAAAAAAACCTCTTTCTAAAGATAATTTTCGTAAGTGATCAGTAACAATGATTACAAATTTATTAGGATTATAAGAGGTATAGCCAATTATTTTCTTCTTTTTAACCTTTTTACCTTCTTGATTCTTTGTCTCAACAGTTTGTTTTCTGAATTTACCATTTCTTTCTGCGTAATCCATTATGTGATTTCTAAGACCAGTAGGATTTTCTCTTTCTTCAAAGAATTTTATAGCACCTTCTTTAATCATTAAACCATCAACATCATATTCACCAAATAAAGGTTCTATTCTATATTTGTGAACAAGCATTAGTTTTTCCTTTACATTTTCATTTACAGGAACAAAATTCTTATTATCATCTTGAATTCTTCCACGTAAATAATTTGCTGAAGTTTCTACTTTTTTCTCATCATTTACTGTAACACCTTCAGGTAGAGTAACTTTGTCAATTTCATGATCTCTTGCGAGAAAATGTGCTGCAAAATCGAATTCTTTACTTACTCTATCTATTTCATAAGAAAAGTAAATTATATCAAGTGGTTTGTCATTTTCAAGTGCATCAAGATAAGGTTCTATTACAAAACCATAATCAACAAATGTGGACTTACCAACTTTTGGTCCTGCTCCAACAGCATACATCATTCCTTTTTGTACACCATTAACATCAGAATCAAGTTGATAAAGTCCTTCACCCATTGATAATCCTTTGTTTTTACCTAATTGACCTTTTTTAAATTCACTTATAAATGTCATTCCTTCATTGTATTTGTCTTATCCCTTTGTATTTTATCATACTGTTTAACTCTATCATACTTTTCACACCATTCTAACAAAGGTTCAGTTTTTTCTATACCTTTACCTTTTTGTATAAAATAGTGAGATGTAATAAGATAATCAGCATTTTGCAGGTTGTTCAAATACATTTTAGTAGCACTCATTACATCATCTTGTCTGTACTGAGGGTAATTAGCAAAGAATTTCTTCATCCTTGCTATTGCTGTCTTTTTAATTCCTTTTCTTTTAGGATTAACATTCTCAAAAAGTGGAATCCATTCTAAACTTACCCAACTAAAATTAGTGTCTTGACCATCAAATAAAGGTACTTTCCAATCTAATGTATTTGAAGTTTCATCCTTCACATATATACCTGTTCTATTCATTCTTGATGAAATAGATTCAGGTATATAAGAAGGATTATAACCATAATAAAGCGCAAGTAGGTAAGTTATTCCATCATCCTTAGAAATAGCAAATTCTCTAAGTTTAATAATTATATCTTCAGTTATTTCCATATCACACAGTTCCATTTTT